GAGAGAACTTGCGGCCTTGGTTATCTTACTTGCGGCCTTGGCCGTTTATATATACTTGCGGCCTGGTATGCTTGCGGCCCTGGCCGAGCTCGGCTGCTAGGTGAGGATCGGATTAAATGTAATCTTAGAATTTGCTCTTTTGGTGTGCGACCAAGTAACCTTATTCCTAGCATTTCTTAGGTTTACTTTTTCTAATTTAGTTTTCTGAGATCTTTCGACATTCATTTTTTTCTTTATGCGTTTAGCTCTCGCTAGTTTTTTATTTTGTTTTGACATTATGTTTCCCCTAGTTATCGCTTATTAGTATAGCCAAAAAAAAGGGAGAGCTCAAGGCTCTCCCGGTTAGTTTACGCCATCCAGTCATCGGGATGATCAGATAATTCCTGCTGTACTTGGGCATACCATGCTGCACCATCGTCTACAGTTGGAGCCGTGCATTTGGTATGCTCTCTGAAACCGCAACCATATTGGCTAAACGATTTAGCAGCTGCCTGGTAAGAATTGAATAACTCATCCTCTACGCAATCGTGTAAGAAATCATTATCCCAAGGCTCACCGCAAAATTTACAATGTATATCCATAATTTACCCCTAGGTTGTGGGAGCTCGCTAGAGCTCCCGGTTTTAGTTTTAGTCTGACTCGGCTATGAAATCGAATAGCCAATAAGCAAACAGTCCTGAGAAAAAACACGTTGTGATCATTAGAGCTCCTTTGATCGTGTTGACCTCCGATCCTAGCCAGACCACAGTAATTCCAATCCAGGCCGCCATAATTAAAGATAATATTTTTGATATCATTCTACTCTCTCCAAAGTTGTGGAGCCCCGAAGGGCTCCGTTTAGTTTTTATTTAGCGTTAAGGCCGCAAACGATTTGAAAGTGTGCCTTTCTTACTTGCTCTCCGATGTAAGAGATTCGACCTTCTACACCTTTAAACCTGTAATTAAATCCGTTACTAGTGGCGCTCGGTGTTAAGCTAAGATTTCTCAATACTTGAAAATCTTTATTAAGCATTACCTTAGACTTTGAACTCGATAGCGAGATATCGAAGTTATCCTTTAACTCTAGTTTATGCTTAGACTCGAAAGCCTTAATTTCATTCTCTAACGCTTGTAACCTTTTCTTAGCCGCTTTGAGCTCGGCCTTATTTGCTAGATATTCTGATACTCTCATTTGTTCTCTCCTAAAAAGTTTTGTTTGTGTCCCGCTGTGGAACATGTAACCACAGTATCATAGCATAAAAGTATAATCAACCTTATATAAATAAATAATATGTACAAAACATGTACAAAATACACTGTTGTTTACTGTATGTTTATACAGTATTGATCGACCTCGATAGCAGCTGCAGTCATCTACTGTATGTTTATACAGTGCTAGGTTCCCTAGGGGTCGGGTCTTGAATTTTGCCGCAATCTTTTTTTCAAGACCCGACCCCCCCCAAACGTGACACGCTGTGCGGTTGTCTATAATATATCAATCACCACATACAATTCTGTGAGAAAACGATTGGGTAGCTTGGCGCACATTCCTGAATCTGAGATGAAAGAGATCCTTATGCTCAAGGATCGTCTATCCATGCTTGAGTCCCAAGACCAGTGCAGGCAATCATTCATGGAGTACGTCCGGTACATCTGGGATGGGTTCATTGAGGGCGAACACCATCGCCTTATCGCAGACAAGCTCACAGAGGTCGCTCAAGGCAAATGTAAGCGTTTAATCGTCAACATGCCCCCTAGGCACACCAAATCCGAATTCGCCTCTGTGTACTTCCCCTCGTGGGTCATGGGACTTAAACCTGACATGAAGATCATGCAGACCACCCACACCGCTGATTTATCCATACGTTTCGGTAGAAAGGTAAGGAACCTTATGGACACTCAGGAATATAAGCGGATGTTTGATAATGTTTCTTTGGCGGCTGACTCAAAATCTGCCGGAAGGTGGGAAACATCACAGGGGGGGGAATATTTCGCAGCAGGTGTCGGTGGAGCCATCACAGGCCGGGGTGCAGATTTATTAATTATTGACGATCCGCACTCTGAACAGGACGCATTATCCCTGACTGCCATGGAGGGAGCCTACGATTGGTACACATCTGGCCCCAGACAGCGTCTACAGCCTGGCGGAGCCATCGTTATTGTCATGACACGTTGGTCTACCATCGACCTGACAGGCAAATTATTGGGCAGACAGACCGAAAATCACGCAGATAACTGGGAAGTCATTGAGTTGCCTGCCATTTTCGAGGATACAGGCAACGTATTGTGGCCAGAGTTCTGGAAGAAAGAGGAATTAGAGTCGGTTAAGGCCTCGATTCCGGTGATGAAGTGGAATGCACAGTACCAACAGAACCCCACTTCGGAAGAAGGGGCCATTATTAAGCGAGAATGGTGGAATATCTGGACCAAGGACTCGCCACCTAGCTGCAATTACATCATTCAGTCCTATGACACCGCTTTTTCCAAGAAGGCAAACGCAGATTACAGTGCAATTACCACTTGGGGCGTGTTCAGTCCGGGTGACAGCATGGCAGATGCGATTATCCTGCTGAATGCAGAGCGTGGCAGGTGGGATTTCCCTGAATTGAAGGCCGTTGCCTACGAAGCCTACCGTGAATACAACCCTGACATGGTGTTGATAGAGTCCCAGGCCAGCGGTACGCCCCTTACACACGAGCTCCGCATGATGGGCATACCTGTTGTGAATTATCGCCCCAGTCGAGGGAACGACAAGATGACCAGAGTCCACTCTGCCAGCCCGGTATTTGAGTCAGGACTTGTTTGGGCTCCCGATTATCTGTTTGCAGAAGAAGTTATAGAGGAATGTGCATCTTTTCCTTTTGGAGAACACGATGATTATGTAGACTCTATGACACAAGCTGTACTAAGATTTAGACAAGGTAACTTTATATCGCTTCAATCTGACGAGGTTGAAGAAGAAGTGTACCGAAAAAGGATTTCCTATTATTAGACCCTAAAGGGAGAATTATAGATGGCCACAGTAGCAGGTATAGAAGTAGAACCACCAAAAGACAAAAAGAAATTAAGCTTATTTGATTCAGCAATAAAAACATTAACATCCACGGTAAAAAAAGCGAAACAAGCAGGCGTTGCTGACACCTTCATAAACAGAACAATAAGAAGTCTAAGCCCAAAAAACATTGCGAAAAAAGAAAAAGAATTAATGAATAAAATCGCTGACGTAAAAACTACCAAAAAAGGTGGTGAGTACGTTAAAGATAGGCCTGGAGGCACTGGTAGATTTATTACTAAAAAAGAAGCAGCTAAAGAAAGAACCAAATCAAGGGTTGCTGTATATGGCGGAACTCCTGTAGCAGGCGGATCAGCGGTAGAATTATCAAGAGCAGGTAAGCCAAAGAAAGATAGCAAGCGAACTCAGGAACAATTCAAAAAAGATTACAAAAATAGATTAACGCCTGACCAAGTAAGAAAAGCTTTAAATAAAGGCAAAGACAAAGGCAAAATTATTTCATCTGCATCTGCTGATTCAGATAAACCCAAAAAGAAAAAAAACGGAAGCACAACAACTACAACAACTACAACAACTACAACTGGCAAGCCTAGAAGACTTAAAGGTAAGTTCATGCCAAGAGTAAGACCTTTTGGAGGCGCACTTGCCAAAGTCTTGCTTGGTAAAGATGAGCAGTTTGGTGGAGAGGCAGGCTTAATTGATCCAGATCTTGGTTTGGGCATTAGAAGAAAAACTAAGAAAAAGAACATGGGCGGCATGATGAAAGCCAAGGGCAAAGCTAATGGCGGAGCCATGAAAAAGAAAGGTTATGCCATGGGTGGATCTGCCAACTTGAAGAAAGCTGGTGCTGATCAAAAAGGTTTGAAGAAGTTGCCTACCGCAGTCAGAAATAAAATGGGTTACATGAACGAAGGCGGTGATGCTGCGCAAGAATCTGCAAAACAAGCAAAGATGATGGATCGCCTCATTAGCAAAATGGCAAGTGAATATGGAGTAAGCAAAGAAGAGATTAAAAAAAGAATGGCGCAAGACTATGCAGCCTCTGGTTCTGGGGGCAAGGTTAAACCCAACAGGCGTGGAGACAAAAAAGGATCGCCAGCAGCCAAAAAGCAACAACAAGGTGCAAAAATGGCTAAAGGCGGCATGATGAAGAAGAAAGGCTATGCCAAAGGTGGAATGGCCAAAAAAGGTTATGCCAAAGGCGGAGCCGCTACTAAAGTTAAGAGAACCTCAAAGAGAAAAAGCAGCATGGGCGCTGCGACTCGTGGAGGCGGAGCGATAATGAGATAAGGCTTTTGACCCTTTTGAGGGTCGCAATTGGGTAAATGGATAAAAAAGTATGGCGTATTTACAAAGTAATATTCCTCACTTTAAAGCGTGGGTGAGGAGAGAGTATACGGTCAATCACGAGCGATACCATGGTGAGTTCATACACGCCATGGTCATTGCCGTGACTACCCTGCCTAGCAGGTGTTTGAGCTTTCAAGTTATCTTCACCGGGTGTGAAGCTGACGAAGAGGAGGGAGAAGAGAACATACATGGTGGGGCTATGTGGGCAAGGATGCCCATCACGGCTCTGGTAGGAGATACCCCCTTTGAGGATTGGCCTGAACCTATGCCAGTCTGGGCCGCACAGCCTTGGGATTGTTCTTCCAGACACCATGCGGTGTATGTGTTAGAGAGATGTCAGCCATGTCCGTGGATTGCAAAGATAGACGGTGAGTTCTATCCTGCAAAATATCTCTTTACAGTTGACTACACAGAGAGTGAAATAGGCGATGATCCTGCACAACATAAACAAAGTCATGTGATGGAGTTGTTGGATGCAGGAAAGTGGACAGGTAACATAGTGGCATTACCGAATAACAGAGTGAGGGTCACGCACCCTGCTTGGTTTGAGACAGGAGAAGGCGCACCGGATTTTAAACCGTCACAGCATATTCATTATTCCAAGTCGGATCTTGACTACACGCTTGACGTAAACCAGATATTTGACAATCTTTATCGGGAAGATGACTGATGACAAAAAAAGCAAGTGTCTTAAATAAATTAATTGAAAGTGGCACTGATAAACTTAAAACTCATATTAGAAAGAAAGCAAATGCAAAAGAATTAAAAAAACAAGAAAGGTCTGATTATATTTTTAATAACCTTTCTGAAGACATACAAAAAAGAATAAAAAATAAAGAAAGAAATATTATAAAAAAAGATAGAAAAACAAAAGAAGAGCTATCAGAATCTAGAAAAAATACTATTTTTAGAGATCCTACAGCAAAATCTTATGAAAGATATTTAGATCTTCAGCTTGATGAAAAATCACGTTCAAAAGCACTAAAAGAACTTAAAATAAATGAAGAAGAAATTAAAAAAGATCTTGAAAAATATTTGAAAAAAGAATCTCAAAAAAGAGCTAATGAAGAAAAGACTGGCAAAGAATTAACTAAAGCTAGAGATGAAAGAAAAAAACCTGTTAATCCTTCTACTCAAATTAGAAACTTAACAACTAAATTAAAAGATGGCGGATCAGTCAATAAGAAAAAACCAGTTAAAAAGAAAGCAATGAAGAAAAGTGGAAAAGGCACTAAATGGGAATCCAAGTGGGGATAGAATCATATGGCCATTGAACGTGGTGTTGACGATCTAGATAAAGCTGATCTTGATATTCAGGACAACACAAAAGAAATTACAGTTGATGTAGAGCCTCGCATTGATGAGATGTTTGAGGATTTTGATGATGACGATAATGAAATATTAGAAGACGGCACCATGCTTGTAGGCATGCCACCTGCACCCATGATGGAGCAAGGCGGAGACTTCTTTGAAAACCTCGCACAAGTTATTGATGATGCCGACTTAGGCAAGATCTACTCTGACTGTATGTCAGATTACGAAGACGATAGGTCATCTCGCAAGGAGTGGGAAGAGCAGTACAAAGAAGGGCTTGAGTTCCTTGGCATGAAGTTTGAGGAGAGAACTGAACCTTTTGAGGGTGCATCCGGTATCATTCATCCGTTACTCGCAGAGTCAGTCACACAGTTCCAAGCACAGGCATACAAAGAGATGTTGCCTTCTGGTGGTCCGGTCAAGACGCAGGTAGTGGGCATGATGAGCCCTAACACCGATCTGCAGGCCGCACGAGTTCAGGAGTTCATGAACTACCAGATCACGCAGGTGATGAAGGAGTATGACCCTGAGACTGACCAAATGCTTTTTTATCTGCCCCTTTCAGGCAGTGCATTCAGGAAGGTTCACTTTGACCAAACCTTAGATCGTCCGGTATCACGATTCATTCCGTCTGAAAAGATGATCGTGCCTTATGGCGCATCCAGTTTAGATAGCGCAACCAGAATTACGCACGTTATTGATATGTCGATCAATGACGTTAAGAAATTACAACTGTCAGGATTCTACAAGAAGTCTGACATATCTTATCGATCCAGTCCGTCTTACACCGCAGACGGTGTGAACGAAGAGATTGATGAGTTACAGGGCGTTAAACCGTCAGGTGATTCAGGTTCTGATGAATGTGAGATCCTTGAGATGCACATTGATCTTGATATCCCCGGTTTTGAGGACGTTGACGCTGAAGGCATTGAGACAGGAATAAAGCTACCTTACATTGTTACTCTTCTACCCAAACAATCTACGATCTTATCCATTCGCAGAAACTACAACCAGAATGATCCACTTCGTAAGAGAATAGATTACTTTGTTCATTACAAGTTCTTACCTGGGGTAGGGTTCTACGGATTCGGCTTGACGCATATGATTGGCGGTCTGTCTAGAGGTGCTACCTCAATACTCAGACAGTTGATTGACGCAGGCACACTGTCCAACCTACCTGCAGGTTTTAAGGCCAGAGGCATCCGTATTCGAGATGACGATGTGCCTATCCAGCCCGGTGAGTTCAGGGACATGGACGCACCCGGTGGGTCATTGCGTGAGGCGTTGATGCCTCTGCCGTTTAAAGAACCCAGTGCTACATTACTTAATTTGTTAGGCATGCTCGTTGATGCAGGCAGACGCTTTGCTTCTATCGGAGACATGCAGATAGGAGATGGTAATCAAGAAGCGCCTGTCGGTACAACCGTAGCCTTACTTGAGCGCGGTAGCCGTGTGATGAGTGCGATTCACAAACGATTGCATTATTCACAGCGGATAGAATTTAATCTGTTAGCAGGTTTATTCAGAGATTATCTGCCACCGCAATATCCGTATATGACAGCTAATGGCGATCAGACCGTTAAGCAGTCTGACTTTGATGACCGGATAGATATCATACCAGTCAGTGATCCCAACATTTTCTCTATGAGTCAGCGTGTGATGATGGCGCAGGAAATGTTGAGAATGGTGCAGGCAGCACCAGAAATACATGGTCCGATGGGCATATACAACGCATATAAGCGTATGTATGAAGCGATGGGAATACAACAGGTAGATCAGATACTGCCGCCCCCACCGCCTCCGCCACAGCCACAGCCAGTAGCTGCCGCATTAGAAAACGCAGGATTTGTGGCAATGCAACCTGCTACGCCTTTCCCTGATCAAGATCATATGGCGCACATACAGATTCACTTATCATTTTATAACTCTGCTGTCTGTCAGACGAATCCTCAGATACAAGGATTGGTCATGGCACATATCTACGCACACATAGATTTGATGGCAAGAAACCAAGCACAACAAGATCCAGAGATCATGCAAATGCAACAACAAATGCAAATGATGCAACAACAACAGATGCCCGGACCACCTGGTATGCCAGGTATGCCGCCACAACAAATTCCAGGTATGCCACCACAGCAACCTAATCCTCAGATGCAGCAGATGCAACAACAGATGCAGGCAGTGCTGGAAACAAAGGTTGCACAGATTACCGCAGAGCTAGTAGATCAGATATCACCTGCGTTTGAACCTAAACAACCAGAAGATCCTTTGATTGATTTAAGGCGAGAAGAGTTAGACATCAAAGCCGCTGACGTAGAACGCAAAGCAGAAGAAGCAGAGAAGAGATTTGGTCTTGATCAAGAACGTCTTGATACGCAAAAAGAACTTTCAGAAGAAAGAAACGACATACAGGTTGATATTGCGGAGATGAAAGATCAAACTGCGCAAGATAGATTAAAACTTCAGCA